TGATGCAGCAAATCGCCAAGTGGGATCGTAAATACCAGCGAACTATACGAGCATCTCGTCGTCCTAAATAATCCTTACTGGGATCTTTTTAGGAACTTTCGTGACTGCAAACACCGTATTATCAGACATTAACGAAATTTATACAGGCTATGTACTAGCAGGTAATAAATGGTTTGACTCGTCTGCTAAATTACAATATGATCAGCGTGTAAAGCAAGCCAAGCCAGAAGAAGTAGCCGATGCTGAGGGTAAAGCCAGAGCAATGGCAGAGTATTTTATTGATTGGGCTAAAGACAATAAATACAAAGGATTCGTTAATAAAGTTTGGTGGACTGCTAGACCAAACTCTATGACATCAGCAGTTGGTAGATTCGTAGATCAGAAAAAGAATCCAACTGATATATTGGTTAAATTTAATGATGGTCCAGCAGATGGGTTTTTAGGATTGTCTGCCAAAGCAACTCAAGGATCAGGTGATATTGGATTTAAGAATCCAGGTGTTGGAACTATTGATACTAATCTTACTATGTCTCTTGCCAATGAATATAAATTATTATTGCAAGACACTATAACTAGATTTAAGTTACCCAACTCTGCGACAGAAAGAAAAGTTTTTATTAGAACACATCCAGAAGTCAAGAAAGAGACTGAGGAGATTGGTGTTAAAATGATGTCAGGTATGAGAGATAAATTATTAGAGAGACTATTGAAATTTAATCAACAAGAGTTGTTAAAATATCTTCTCTCTGATTGGATGGATGCTGAAGTGCAGTATCCTCCATATATTAAAGTTACAGGGCAGGGAAGTAAACCTCCCTATAAAGCAACAGTGATGGATCCAGTGAAGAACGAAAAACTAGATGCGTTATCAAAGTATCCCATCACTTTGGAAAAAGTAGGCAACGAGTCGATTGGCGTAAAAGCTGGTGAAAAAAAGATTATGAAGATTCGTTTTAAATTCGAGTCAGAAAAGATGGCATCATCTTTAAAACTCTCAGGGGATCCATGGTAAACATATGCTAAATTTCAAAACATTTCTTAAAGAAGAAGTCTTAAAAGAAGATTTACTGTTAGAAGCAGAATCTTCATCTGTTGATTCAGATGATAAAGGTAAACTCCATGAGATACTTTTAGCAAAACATCTACATCCTCAGACCACACTTCCAGAACATCATCGTTCATTCTCTGATAATCCAGACCATGCTGGTACTCCAGAACAGGTACATGATAAACTAAAAGAAAAGATTCCACCTGCAGCATACGAAGAAATTGATCGTCATGCTAAACAATCCGCAGCAGCATTTAAGAAACATCTTCAAGACCATGGACATATTGGTGACCATGCTCACATTGGTAATATTCACTGGACATCCAACGCTGACAAAGCAAATGTCGCTGGTGACCATGAGAAAACTACTGGTGTCAAAGATGTGAATTCCAATGCTGACTTAATTGTTACGCTGCATAACAAAGAAGGTAAGCCAGTTGGGCATCATGGCATTTCTGCTAAGTATGGATCCAATGAACCAAACTATCGTAATCCAGGACTTGATGCGTTAGAGAAAACTGCTAAACTATCAGCTGGATCTCTTGGTGCTCCAATGCAACATCATACTGATGCCATGGAGAAAATGGGTTATAATGGTTCTGCTGATCAAAGAAATATTCAAACTAAGATTGACGAAATGCCTATCAATGAGATTCGTCAAAAACATGCTGAGGGTCTTGCTTCGATTCAAGCAGGTAAGAAACTATCTGGTAAAAAGAAAATCATGCATGAGCACATGGACAAATTTATCCAAGCACATGATGCGCTACCAGAAAAGAAACAAGAAGCATTCCGTCAACAAGCAAGTCAAAGAGCAGAGACTGCTCGTGCTTCTAACCTTGCAGCAAGAACTCAAATGACTCAATCGTTTGCTACAGGTATGGCACAACACAAGTCAGAAGATCTAGCAAACATTATTCGCCAGAATGTGTCACCGAATACTCACATTCCTCATACAGTTGTGCACAGTAAAGTTAAGGATAACGGAGAAGCAGAATCCGTGATCAAACCAATGCACAGTTTAGCCGATGAACATTTGTCGCAATTTAAGCCAGACTCTTTACATGTAGTTCCAGGAAAAGGAACATCAGTTACCATTAAGGGTATCCATGCTAAGACTGGTAAGCCAACAGTTGCTGCTCGTTACACGATTAAATCATCCTCTGGTGCTCACAAGAGCGCAGTAGGCACTTTCAAGCTACAATAATCCCCTCAACTTTGTAGGGTTATCGCTTGACAATTATTGCAACTTAGGGTATAATAGTAATATGATACTAGGATTTAAAGACTTTTTGACTGAGGCTGCACCAACTGAAGAAGGTGCAAAACTCAAACACATTACCCACGCTGAAGATCGTCCACTGTTCCACGGAGCAGATGGATTCAAACATGCATATGATGCTTTACATGGTGCGCACTTTCATACCAAACAAGGTCACCAGTCAAACAAATTGACAATGAAGTATGATGGCTCACCATCTTTGGTTTATGGACATCATCCAGAGAATGGCAAATTCTTTGTTGCGTCAAAGTCTGCATTCAATGCGTCACCAAAATTAAATTATACACCTGAAGATGTCGAGAAGAATCACGGACATGCTCCAGGTCTTGTAGAAAAACTTAAAGCAGCATTAGAACATGCACCAAAGATTGCGCCAAAGAAAGGTGTCTTCCAAGGTGATGTAATGTTCACTAAACCTGATCTAAAGAAAGAAGGAGACAAAACTTCTTTCACACCAAACACTATCACTTATGGTGCAAAGGGTGATAAAGCTGCATCAATTAACAAATCTAAATTTGGTTTAGTTACTCATACCAAATACGAAGGAACTAACCTAAGCAACATGCGTGCAACTGGTAATGTTTCTGAAAGTGACTTTGGTTCTCACTCAGACATCTATCACCATACTGCCAGCTACGATGCTGCAGGTGCAAAATACTCTGAACAATCTCAACAGAAAGTACTTGGAGAATTATCCAAAGCCAAGACTATTCATGAGACTCATGGTGCTAAGATGTATAAAGCAATTCACGCAGAGCATAGCGGTGAATCAGGACACCTAGCAACTTACATCAATCAAACAGTTCGTACTGGTGACACTCCTTCGAGCGATGGATTTAAAGACCATGTTTCAGGACAGTTGAAGAAGAAGTTTGATAAGATTAAAACTCCTGCCAAAAAGCAAGAGATCATGAATGATGCTGGTGCTCAGTTGGCACACATTGATAAGAACAAAGAACACTACGATAATCTACTAAAGATGCATGGTCATCTTGCCAATGCAAAGAATGAATTGGTTAATAGTCTTGAATCAAACGAAGGTGGATATGAACATTCTATCGGTGGTGTTGCTTCAAAGCCAGAAGGTTTCGTTTACAATCATACTCATAATGGTGTAACAGAGCCAACCAAGTTGGTCAATCGTTCAGAGTTTGCTCGTCAGAATCTATTGAAGTCTCGTGGTGCACCAGTAGGAAATACAAATGCATCAAACCATCATGTAATGGCATATGGTCGTATGAATCCTCCAACTGCTGGTCACGAAGAAGTTGTTAAGACTATTAAAGACAAAGCCAAAGAAGTTGGTGGTGGTCATACTCTTATTCTTTCTCACTCTCATAATACAAAAGATGGTAAGAATCCACTAAGCCCAGAACAGAAACTTGGTCATGCACGAAATGCATTTCCTGGAACTAACATTGAAGTTGCTTCCAAAGATAAACCAACTGTGCTACAACATGCAGCTGATCTACATGCTAAGGGTGTGACTCATCTACACTTTGTTGGTGGTTCAGATCGCAAACCAATGTATGACTTACTCAAGAAGTACAATGGTGTTGCTGGTGCTCATGGTAACTATAACTTTAAAGACATTACATTTAGTTCAGCTGGTGAACGAGATGAAAATGCTAAGGGTGTTGCTGGCATCTCTGGAACTAAACTAAGAGAGTTAGCATCATCTGGTAAAAAACAAGAATTTCACTCTCATCTAGCCAGTGGTATGAAGCCAGAACACAAAGATGCTTTGTATAATGATCTTCGTAAAGCCATGAAATGAAGAAACTACTTTTAATTTTAGTAGTAGCATTATCAGGTTGTGCATTAATCTTTCCTAAGCCACATGACCCAGTCATGTTTGGTCAAGCAATTGATATTAAAGTAGGACTAAGTAAGATTACTTGTGAAGACAAGTCCAACTGGCAACCAGTCTTGGACAAAGTAGAAACTCTTAAAGTTTACTCTACAGAACGAGGTGATCCACAATCAGATGGATTCACTAAGATGGAAGAAGCGTTAAAGAAAGCCAAAGACAGTAAAAGTAATTTATTTTGCGAGAGTATTGTTAAACTTAATAGAACACGAGTCGATGTAGTCATCGATGCGTGGAAAGGTAGATAAATGAGTATCTTAAACGAATTAAGAGAACAAGCTGGACTTAGTGGTCCAGCAGCACCATTGGCAAACGAACTTTTAGTTATTCACGAGAACTATGCTGCAGGACAACTAACCTCTGAAGAGTATGCATTCCTACTACAAGAGATCGCTGACATCCGTGCTCAACAAGAACTAGCCTCAGATGAGATCGCTTGTCGTTGGATCGTTGCTGCAGCACAAGGCATGCTAGCTGTAATGTAAGGATACAAACTCCTAAATAATATGTACTACTTTATAGATGGATCGTATGAAAGATTATAGACAACTAATCAAAGAATTACCGTCAACAACCTTAGTTTGTGCCTTTGGAGATTTCGATCCTCCAACTAGCGCACACGAACTAATGGTTAAGACTGTCAATAGACTGTCAGAGCAAAAGAATACTGACCATGTCATCTACGCATCCACTAAAGATAGCCTAATTCAAGAAGAAAAGAAGGAACAATACCTCAAGTTAATGTTCCCTAAGACTAATTTCAAATCTGTAAATGAGTCTAAGATTAATAATCTTCTAGAAGATTTAGGTAAGAAATACAAGAAGATTGTAATAGTTACTGGAAGCGAACAAGTTGATAAACTAAAGAAACTTGTTAAAGAAAACACCTCCATTCAGATTATTCCAATCACGGAAAAGAATCCTGATGCTAACTTTGCTAAAATGAAGCAGTTAGCGACTAAAGGATTGTACGAAGAATTTAAAAAGAAGTTGCCAAGCAACATTCGTGAACTTGATGGTCGTCGTCTAATGAATGATGTGCGCATGGGTCTAGGTTTAGACCCAGTTAAAGAACAGTTACTATTAGTTAAAGATAAACTCCGTGAGCAATACTTTCGTGGAGAGATTTTTAATGAAGGTGACATTGTAGAATCAAATGGTGATTTGTTTACAATTGTTAAGCGTGGATCAAATCATCTACTATTAAAAGAACAGTCAGGAAATCTTGTTTCCAAATGGATTCAAGATGTTAAACCTACGGAAGAAAAACAAATGAACGAAGGTGTTATACAACAAAACGGCACGGATAAATTAGAACCATCTACTTCAGATACTGGTGCTAAACAAGACATCACTAAGCCAACTGGTAAGACTAAAGGTTTCTTGACATTCTACAATTACAATACAAAAGATCCTGTTAAAGAAGAAGCAGATCCTGAAGCCAAAGAAAGAGTTAAAGCACAGTTGGCTCTTAAACACGCTAAAGAAAAAGAAACTCTTGCTGCTAAGCATACGCAAGAAAAAGAAAACATTAATGAATTGTCAACTGACCTACTAGCAAGATATAAAACTGGTGCTGCAGCATCTGCCAAAGCAGCTGATGCTTCTGGCAACTATGCCAAAGGTGACAAACGATTTAAAGGTATCAACAAAGCCACGAGCAAACAATTCGATAATGATCTAAAGAAACATGGTCAAATGAAAGAAGGCTATGGAGAAGATGATGTCTCTAGTCATGGTGGAACTGTTATCTACAAAAAAGGTAATCAACATCACCTTAGTAATGTAGCAAACAAGACTGGAACACATGTTAAGACTATGTCTGGGCATGAAGTTCCTTACAAGCATATCGTGTCTACAGATGCATCTGATTGGAAACACTTTAGAGATAAACCAAGTGGTCTATCAGAAGAACATGTGATTGAAGAAACTGACATTTGTCCAGATTGTAAAGAAGATCCATGCGTGTGTGATGTTGGTGTAGATAAAACTTCTTACAATCAACCATTTGATCCATTCTTCAAAGAAGATTTTACTGAAGATGAAATCGAAGAAATGATAAACTCTGTCACTGATGAGGACATTGAAGAACTCTACGAGGAAGAAGAACTTGTTTTAGTCTATGATGACGATGGCGAAGAGATTCCACCACTACAAGAAGAAGCACAGTATGATTTAATGGAAGTTCTTTCTCGTGTAGAAAGAATGAAAGGTAAAATGCGTCTTCGTAAGACTTCTGCCAAAAGAGGTCGATCTACTAAGATTGCATTGAAACGATTCTCAAACCCAGCAACTATCAATAAACGAGCAAGAAGATTAGCAATTAAACTAATGAAGAAGCGTATGCTTCGTGGTCGTGATCCTGCTAAAGTTTCTGTTGGCGAAAAAGAAAGAATCGAAAAAACAATGGCAAAGAGAAAAGATATTATCTCTCGTGTTGCACAAAGATTAGTTTCTCGTGTTCGTAAAGTAGAGAAGTCTAGAATGTCTCACGGCAAAGTTACTAAAGGAGCAATGCCAAGTGTCTTTTAAGGAAACCCAAATGTTATCGTTTGATCAATTTTTAAATGTACTTTGCGAAACTGCTGATGCTGGATTAGCAGGAAAAGCCAGCAAGTCTGGTATCTCTATTGGTACACTACGCAAAGTATATCGTCGTGGTGTAGCTGCATGGAACTCTGGTCATCGTCCAGGAACTACTCCACAACAATGGGGTATGGCTCGTGTAAATTCTTATATTGGTAAAGGTTCTGGTACTTATCATGGTGCAGATAAAGATCTTCATGAAGAAGAATTACTAGAAAAGAAACTACCTGAAGTACCAAAAGATAAAGAGTCTGGTCTACCAAAGAAATATGTTGCTGGTCTTTCTGCTTCAACAGCAAAAGCCAGAGCAGCACA